TTTTATTTTCATGAGCTCAAATTATCATGATCCAGGGGCCAGGAATATTGGCCAAATTGTCGCACACTATATGTTGTGTCAATGTGACAAATTGTCGCAGGGTAGAGCTTGTGGGCGGGGCCCACCCGGGAAAAAAAGAAAATAAAAAACCCTGTTTTAACCTCAGACAGGAAACTGAGAACTATAGAGTATATTTACAAGGTCATAGTTAAACCTTGAGTCCAGGGACGTGTGTCTGTTTCCTCGAGACCTGGATCCAGCGGTCAAAATGGATAAGACGCTTTCGCGGGCTAGCCATAACAGTCTCATTTTGACCACTGTATCCAAGTGGTAGTTTACAAGTTTACCGAGCGGAAACTACCAACGAGCTCATTTAAAAGGGTAAGCTAATAGCATTGCCTTTTATGAAATCAATATAGCATGCGCCTGGATCCGTGCATAGTTGACATAGTGTCGCACCTGTTGAGTGCCTGTGGGCGGGGCCCACCCATTTAATTTTTTAAAAACTGCGACAATCTGTCATCTTCAAATATAAAAAATAATTTTATAAAGTGAGAAAAAAACAACGGAGGAAACTATGGCAAAAACCATGATGAAATGGCAGATTGATCACTTCAGACAAAAAGTAAGAGAGAAGATTGATCCGCAAATAGAAGAGCAGGAATTGTTGGTAAGACAATTCGAAACAACCGAAACTAACAAAGCTGTGAAAAACTTGTCTAAAAAAATGGGAGCTGACAAGATACTTAATCGCTTTAGAAAATTGGAAGCGGAATATAAAGAATTGCAATCCGTTGCAAAAACTTTTTTCCAAACCAAAGCGACTAAAGATCAAAAAGAAGATTTGAGTTCAAAATTTTCTGATGAAAGTAAAAGCTCTTATTACAGATCAAGCGACGATAAAATTACCTTGTCTGATTGTGAAGAGCAATTAAGAAGGTGGGCTACTAATCTTACTAAAAGATATATTGAAAGTAGACCTGAAGGTAAGAGACTTGCTCAATTAAGGCAGATCAAACAGACTGCGTTAGATCAAGTTATGGAGGCGCAAGTACCGAGAGAGCTTATTGAAGCATTAGATAATACTTTTAAGAATTCAATAGGAATATCTTGGAACGAAAAAATACCTCAATTAGAAAACAAAAAATAACACTTGACTGGGTATCCTATTTAATATAGGATACCCTTAACGAAAGGAAAAACTATGACAAAATATATAGTAATAGAAAAAACAGACTATAAAAACATCTCTCCAAGTGTGAGAGTAGTAGACGACGAAGCATACGACTTGGAAACAGCACAAGCTGTTAAAAAAGTCAAAGACTTAAAAAACGATAAAGACAATCGAACTTATCATTTAGTTAATGTAAGTTTTGATAGTGTAAGAGTAGTTAAAGAAGATGAGAACTTTAATTACAATCAATTAGAACTACCATTCCCAGAGGTTGCTTAATGAGTGGTTATCTAATTGCCTTTGGTCTTGGTTTATTTGGCATTGTAATGCTTGGAATACTAGGTTGCATTGCTACTATTGAAGCTATTAACGAACAAAACGAAAGAGCAAAATGGGAAAATTGGTCGAAGCAAAGACGAGAGAATTCATAGAGCAAGGCAACGAGAAGAAGGAAGCAAGGCGCATGGCACACGACTACTGTCAACGCCATAACATCTGTCGAGGTTGTAGTAATCCTGTGAGACCTGACAATTGGGCTTCATTCCCTAAAGGTTATTGCCTTAACTGTGGATAGTTAAAGTCAACAGTCATAGTGTCCCTGCGACAATTTGTCGCAGGGCGTGTTGAGTGCATGTGGGCGGGGCCCACCCTAATTTAAAAAAAATAAAAGGTGCGACGTTTTGTCAACTGTGATCCAAATTTCAATTTGTTAAGATAAAGACATAACAATTAACAAAGGAGAAAACATGCCGTTATACGTTTACAGAGATAAATGTAAAAACTTTAAAAAGAAAGATTTTAATCATAAAGAATGCGATCAAATAGGTTTTCTAATGGTTGGTCTTGGTTTTAGAGAAATAAGAAAGAACAATATCGAAGAGATGGTATTCAGATATACTTTCTTGCAAAAGGTTGCATACGCTCGTGCTGATGAAGAGCACACATCAACCGATGCAAGAAAGATCTTCTCAAGATACATTGGTCTTCAAATTAATAACCAAGAACTAACAAGACACAAGTTCATGATTAATTGTGCAAGAGCATTGGAGCGTGATGTGGAGTACAATATCAGGAAGGCAGCATAACTCTGTCAATTGTTATATGCTGGGTGCGACACTATGTCGCACCTAGTGAAGAGCATGTGGGCGGGTCCCACCCAGAGCGCCTTCGGCGCTCTAATAGAGGTACCAGACCAAAGTCAAAAGTCGAACTTTTTAAAAGGGGGGAGGGGTACAAATTAAAAAAAGGGATCCTAGTATATGCACTATAGTGTTTGATTTAGACATAGATTCCTGCTAAATACTTTTTGGTACCATAATTAAATATTATGCTTGATATACAGAAAATAAATCAAATAACGGATCCTAAAGTTAGAAGACAACTTAAAATGGATATCCTAGCAAAAGCTAAGATACAAAAACAAACTGTCTTGAAAAATGATTTTTTATCATTTGTAAAACATGTATGGCCAGAATTTGTGGAAGGGTACCATCATAAAAAAATTTCTGATGCATTCAATAGAATTCAAAATGGGGATTTAAAGAGACTCATTATCAATATGCCACCACGGCATACTAAATCAGAATTTGCATCTTATTTTTTACCCGCTTGGATGATTGGTAACAAACCAAATTTAAAAATTATTCAGGCAACTCACACAGCAGAACTTGCAATAAGATTTGGTCGTAAGGCTAAAACTTTAATGGATTCAGATGAGTACAAAGAATTATTTAGCACAAGATTAAGAGAAGATTCAAAAGCTGCAGGACGTTGGGAAACCAATGGAGGCGGTGAATATTTTGCGGTTGGTGTATCCGGTGCGGTTACAGGACGAGGTGCAGATTTATTAATTATTGATGATCCACATTCCGAGCAAGATGTTAATTCACAAACTGCATTTGATAATGCATGGGAATGGTATACTTCAGGACCACGACAAAGGATGCAGCCAGGTGGAGCTATTGTTCTTGTTATGACAAGATGGTCAACAAAAGATTTAACTGCACAACTTGTAAATGCAGCAGCAAAAGAATCAAAAGCAGATCAATGGGAAGTGATTGAGTTTCCTGCAATCTTACCTAACGATAAACCGGTATGGCCTGAGTATTGGAAGATAGAAGATTTACTTGCGGTGAAAGCTTCTGCTGGAATTGCAAAATGGAATGCACAGTATATGCAAAACCCAACTGCAGAAGAAGGTGCAATTTTAAAAAGAGAATGGTGGCAAGATTGGGACAAAGATTATTTACCACCCCTACAACATGTCATTCAAAGTTATGATACTGCATTTTTAAAAAAAGAAACTGCAGACTATTCTGCCATTACAACGTGGGGAGTCTTTCAAGAAAATGAAGGAGATCCTCAGCATCTAATTTTATTAGATGCTATGAAAGAACGTTTAGAATTTCCAGAACTAAGAAGAGTTGCAAAAGAACAATATGACTATTGGCAACCGGAAACCGTTTTAGTTGAAGCCAAAGCATCTGGTCTTCCACTAACATACGAGCTCAGACAGATGGGGATACCCGTCGTTAATTTCTCTCCCTCAAAAGGTAACGACAAACACAGCCGTGTAAATTCTGTAGCCCCACTGTTTGAGTCTGGTATGATTTGGGCACCTAAAGCAAAAGAGTTTGCTCAAGAAGTGATTGAAGAATGTGCATCATTTCCATATGGAGATCATGATGATTTAGTGGATTCAACCACACAAGCGATCATGAGATTTAGACAAGGTGGCTTGATTAATCACCCAGAAGATTATATAGATGAACCTTTATCTCATAGAAAAAGAACTTATTACTGGTAATGGTAAAAACAAAATTAACTACAACAGTGCCTCCTAAACGAGGACCTAATCCACAGGGCTTGAATGTTGATCATAATACTGTTAAGACTGTAAAATTGGAGAAAATTAATGGCAGAAATAGACAAAGCACTTCCAAACGAAGTTAGAAAAGAAATTGAAATCGAAGGCCCTGAAACTGCCGTCGAGGAGAATGTTGAATTACAAGAGGGTCAACCTAATTTAGGTGACACTGAAATTACACAACTAGAAGATGGTGGTGTAGAAATTAATTTTGAACCAGGAGCCATGAACCAGGCTCAATCAGAAAATCACTACGATAATCTAGCCGAGTTACTACCAGAGGAAACCCTTATGCCTCTTGGTTCAGAATTATATTCCAACTACATGGATTATAAATCTTCAAGAAAAGATTGGGAACGATCTTACACTCAAGGTTTAGATTTATTAGGATTTAAATATGACATGCGGACAGAACCATTTCAAGGTGCCTCGGGGGCGACTCACCCGGTTCTTGCTGAAGCTGTTACTCAGTTTCAGGC